TGGTTCCTACATCTGGCTTGCAGTTGTAAAGCTTGTTTCCAACTACCCAGTAGAAAGCATTCTGATCGACGTCATAAAAGCTCCCACGGATAACATCTGTAGGAGCAACCTTTGAAAGAGAATAAGACGAAGTTGTTAAACCAGGTCGCTTGCGTAAGCAAACATCCCTCCGCTCATTCTCTTTACTAATTCGTTCATAATACATATTAACTGTTTGGCAATCTCGCTGAATGGCAAGATTACCTGAACGGAACAAATCCGTTCCATCAAATGTGAGCTGATCTGTCTTGTATGTACTATTGGTAGGGCTATTTGTGTAAGCCATTATTTCCCTCGGAAACCACCTAGACCCATGAAATCTGGTTGCATGTATAGAGAGCCATCTTCATCCCCATAGTCCGCCGCCATCTTTTTGTATGTTAGAAATTCTTTCATTAAGACTTCTCGATCCTGTAGAGGAGTACCTGCTTGTGGTGCTAAAGCAACAGCAGTACCATAGATGATTGCCTGTGTCCAATAAGAAGGAAAGTCCATTGTTTCGCCAGCGGCAAAGAATCCATCAAACTTCTTTTGATAAACGACTACAATTTGTTTCTGTGTAACTGTAGTGCTATCAGACAACAGCGGCCAAATAGACAAAGTGCCAGTAGGAATAGTAGGCTGATATGTGTAATGAACAGGAGTGCCTGGACCGGCATTAGAAGGTAGACGATTGAAGTCATATAGACTCTTTTCAATGAGGTCATACTGCGCTCCACCATCTACATCTTTTAAAACTACTTGAGCTAGTTTAACACCAGCTGTTAAAGTATATACCTGACTTGTAGCACTACAAGCAAATACCTGAGTTGTTCTTTTCCAGAGAGGCATTCCCTCTGTTTCTAGAAGAGTGATTACAGCATTAAGGGCTTCCACACCATCTGCGAGTGCTTCAGCAGATAGTGTTTGTCCTTCTGCGAGATAGGCAAGTTTCTTATAGGAAACATTAACAAGCTGATCGCGTGTCAGTTCCCAACTAGTGTTGTTCGATGTCGCCAATTAAGCCACCCCTTTAACTTTCTCGTAACTACGAGCACTAATTTGAATACCCATTAAACCACCAAGCATAACCATTAGGTTGCTGTCCATTACCGGAGGATCAACTGGAAGAGCATGTCCTGTATATAAAGTATAGGCAAAAGAAAAGAGTGGAACGACAAGCCATTGGTAGGCTACACCAAATCCACCCACCCACATAAGAAAAGGGCGAGGCCCTGATACAAATCTATCTGTACTTTTTGCTTGTTCTAGGTTGATATCTGTCTGAGTTTTAAGCTCTGCCAGACGCATTTCCATTTCTTTAAACTCACCAGCTTGTTGTAGCTGCATGAGCTTAAGTTGAGCTTCCGCCTTCTGTGCTGGGTCTGGGATCACCTTATCAATGATCTTCAGACCAGTGTTGATTACATCATCCCATCCGAACATTATCCTACTCCTAGAAGAAGTCTATTTTGTGAGCCGATACCACCTCCGCCGCCCCCTCCTCCGAAGAAGTCGGTACCAGTTGTATAACCAGTACCATTACGTGTAGCATCTGCTCCAGAACCCACTGATCCTGCATTTGCTTCTGTTGCATTAGCACCTGTGCGGAATGTCCAATAAAGTTGTGGGGTAAGAACTGTTGTAATAGCAGCACCTGCTGCAAGAGAGGTAAGTTCACCGTTGGTAAGAACACGGTTGACTAGAGAAATTTCACCAAGAGGTGTCTTTGTAAAGTCAGTACCATCAGCACCAATGTACCAAGCTGAAGCTGGTGTGGTGTTAACAAACACAGCTCCTGCGGTGTCTGATGGGCCACTGACAGTGCCACCCTTTGGAATCATGAAAAACTGAAGGGTAGCTAAAGCAGTGCTATACTGCAAGCACATTAAGTAGTCACCAGCGGCTGGATAATTAGCACCAACAGACACGTTAGCACTTACGCCATCCCGCATCTGGCCGCCATATTGCCCACCACCGAACGTGCGGAGTTGAATAGAAGACAATGCTCCCGATACCCCCGCCCCAACAAGAACTTCATTTCCAGTAAAAGTTAGATGTCTAACCCACGCACATAATGCGAAGCCAGTGGTTACATTAACACCCTGTGAGTTAGAGGTACTATAAAAGCGGGTTGTATTAGTAGCTGTACCACCACCAAAGTCTAAAGCACTCATGAATTATCCCAAAAAACTACTAATTTCATGTTGGTAATGCCCGAATTTGATCTAATGTATAGCCAGCATCTAGTACCAACCGCTGATGTCTCATTAGTTGCCAAGTTCCAGCAGCTCCACCACCCAAGGTGGAATCGTCGTAACCACCTTTAGGATAATCCCACGGGGCACTGGGTGTATCAACCCCAATTTGAATACCCTGTGAGTTGACAATTTTGGTATTATTTGCCCAAACTTCTAATGAACCATTTGCGCTTGTAGGAGAGCCCTTATATTTGGCAGTGATACGCACCCAAGTATCAATAGGCCAGCTAGTCAATCCCGCATTTGGATAGCCAGGATTATCAGAAATGTATGGATAACTTAAATGCTCAGTTGTACCCCAATTAGTGACAACATAGACACACGCATTACCAGGATTTACAACTCGGTTTGCAGGAGAAAAACCAAGAGCCCACGGTCCAAATGAATCTACTGCACTATCGGATTGATGAATCTGAAACAGATTACCAGCCCCCGCAGCGAAGCGTGAGGATGGGAGATAGATTTCAAAATCAACCCAGTAAGTGCCGGTTTTGGTCATCAGGGCCAGGTCGCCTGTTGTTGCAAATCCACCAAACTCAACCCGACCCAGATGGCCGAAGGTGGGCGGGTCGGTATTTTTACCAGCCATCATAAATACTGTACGAGATGCATCAGCGGGATCGGGTACCTTGCCAAAACGCATATTAGTTGTACCAATAGGTGTTCCTGCAATAGTACCAGTTCCGGTAATGCCGGTGGATTCTGAGGTAGAACTTAGTGACGAACTACCACCCAAGCGCTGAACATAACCACTCATTGCTGAGAATGATTGGCCAGCACTCAAAAAAACCAGACTAGGGATAGATGTTGCAGATGCAACAGTGGCTGTGAAAGTCTTTGCACTAACTGCTCCAACAGCATCTGTAACTGTAATAGAATATGTGGTAGATGGAACTACACCAGTAGGAGTTCCAGAAATAATACCAGTAGAGCTACTAATAGCCAGGCCTGCTGGTAATGTAGTTGTACTTGGAGTAATTGCATAACTATATGGAAGTGTTCCACCTGTTGCAGAAACTGGCTTTACATTTGTAATTGCATTGTTCTGTGTCCAAGATAGGGCTGTGTTATCTGTAGTTGTCGCTAAAGTAGCGCTAACAGCAGCAATAACCTTAACGGTAGATTTAGGTGAGGTATAGGAATTACCAAGGTAAGTTACAATCTCATCTACATAAACAGATTGTCCAGCAATAACCGAGAGGCCGGTTTGTGTCTGAAAGAAGCTATCATTTGTAGGATTATATGTACCACTAGTACCAGTAATAACAGCATATGGAGTAACTAAACCACCACTACCAGCAGCAATATAAATACGCCATGTACGAGTTGCTCCAACTGCTTGTGACCAAGTACCTGGAATAATGGCATTAGGAGTACCTTCAGTTACTGTTCCCGTGAAGGAAGGAGCAGCACTATTTGTAAGAACTGGAGTGCTTGCAACTGTAATTGTATTGGAAGCCGCACTTGCAGCAGCAGGTCCTTGTGTAGTCGTTGCTAGCACTCGGCAAACAACGGCTTTACCTTCTTGTCCAGTAATAAGGGTGTAGGTATTATTAGTTGCACCACTAATGGCGGCACCATCTAGAGTCCATTGATACGTGTAAACAGCACCTGAAGCATTGTTCCAAGTACCCGTTGTACTAGTAAGAGTTACACCAACTGCTTGTGAACCAGATGGGGTAACTGCCGGAGCAACAGAAATTGTAGGAAGAGTTGCTCCAACTGCTGAAGCAGTAACAGCACTAATAACAGGAGCAGCTACAATACCAGCAGACGAAACACCAGCAACAGATACAGCCATTTTAAAACCAGCATCTGCTGCTTGCAGGATATAAGTTGAAGCAGTACCACCAGTAGAAGCTAAAGCACCTGAAGTAGTGTTAACTCTATACCAGACATAGTTATATGTCGATGCACCTGTCCATGTACCAGTGACCGCAGTTAAAGTGCTCCCTACAGTTAGGGTTCCAGTTGGAGCGGTTGGCTGAACAGTATTTTGAGGTGCAGTAGTGCCTAGCGTCGTTAACCGAATCTCTAGATTGTTGATATAGGTTTGTAGATCAGTTGTACCCCCGGCCGGCAGAATAACTCCTACATTACCTGCAGGATCAATTCCGCTATGGGTTGAGCGGTCGCGGTCAGATACGCTTGCCAAATCAATTAAAGATTGAACAGGTACGGCCAATGCCCCCAGTTGATTTTTAGCATCAATTAGGGTTTGAACAGTGTCTGGAGTAGCTATATTTAAATCAGCTTGAATCTCAGCAATTTGAGCAGGGGAAGCAGGAACAGCCTCACGTTGGCTAGCATTTTTTACTTTAATGGTCATTCATATCCCAATTCATAATCGTCAAGGTAGAGAGCATCATCATCTAAATAGAGGTCTAATGTTCCACGAAGTCCCAATAAATACTCATAAGTGAAGATTGTCATATCAGCTCTAGCACAATCGGCCTCAGCTAAATCGGCATATCCACTGGCGCTCCATAAAGAGCAGACATAGACAAAAGAGTCATTAGGTTCGCGGATAAATGGAACAGCTTGCCCAGTCTCACGAACTCTTAAGTATTTCTGTGGGTGGTCTTGCTCAAAGTCTTCTTTACAGACAAGCAAACCATCCCATCTTTTTTTAATTTCATCGGCCTTGTGCTTAAATCCGCACACATCGCAGATAACCCACCATGAGCCGGATTTAAACGAACTTTGAGGCATATTTAATTCTTATGAAGTTGATCTTTGACATCCTGTTCAAAGCGATCTAGCCTAGACCAGAGTTCTTTTTTGAAATCAGAAAAGTCTTCCTTCTTAAAGTATTTGTCTCGGACGTTGTCAATATCTACACGATTGTGTGCGACTTCTAGCTTGAGGTCGGTAATCATGCTTCTCATGGTCCAACCCGCTACACCCAAAAGAAGATTGATAATGAACAACCCCACGGTTAGTAGGGTGTTGTCCATATTAGCTATTCAGTTTGATATACTGAATTTGAACACCTGTAGCAGTTGCCACAGAAAGGTTTACGTTTAGGGCTTCACCAACAGCGGTTTCAAACCAGCCATGTTCACTGAACGGAAGCATAAAACCACCATTGGCCCCTAGGGGAAAGGTGGCTGTAATGTCCGTTGTGTTAGATTGGAACTTGACGTTATTAGCCAATGTGCTAATCACCATACATGAAAGAACACGATAACGTGCTCCAGCCACGGCGGCGACAACAACAGTGTTACCAGTTCCAGAGGGGTTTGCCAACACATTTACGTGTGGGGTTACAAGGGGTACGGTACGTGTTACGTTTTGCATGTTTTTCCTAAGAAAATGAAAAGGGCCGAAGCCCCTTTCTTATCGAAGATATTCGATGACTAGGAAAACTTCACCAGAGGTTGGATTACCAGTGGTTGAAGTACCGAGTACCCAAATCTGGATATCAGTACCATAAGGTGGATTGTAAACCTGCATAATACCAACTGCTGGAGTAATGTCGTTATTAGCGCCATTTGCACCAAATGCAGAAGTAGCTGCTGCTAGTTGCGCACCACCTGAAGCAGTACCAAGAGCAACTGTAGCTGCTGAGATGGAACCACCTGCAAGTTGAGTTTTCACATGAAGGCGAAGCTTTACAATTGTTGAATCTGCTGGTAGGATCGCTACCCTAGTATTTACACCAACTGTTGAGAAGTTCGCACTTGAAAGTTTAACAATAGTAAGTTTTGGTTCCTTAATATTGCTTGTAGCTGAAGGACCACCAGGATTGGGATCGCTTACAGCAACCTGACCTGGGACTACGATAAGTGCCATTTGTTAGCTCCTTAAAACGGGGAGACTTGCGCCTCCCCTGGGTTATTAGGCGCCGGCGCTACCGTATAGAGCGCGAGGATCAGTCCAACCGAAAGTGTAACGACCAGTTGCCTTGAACTTAGCGTTCTCGGTATCAAAGTCATTATCCATATCGAATTGGTCACCACGACGCTCAAAATACTTCATACCATTCTTAACGTTGGTTCGGATGAACCATGCATCAGTGTCAGTGAGGAAGTGATTGACAACAGTCTTAGGAATAATACCAAGATTCTTGATGCTATTCGGATCGTTGTTATCAGTACCAACACGACCATCCGCCGTTAGGATACGATTGGCCTCAAACACTAGCTGACGTGGGATGATGAGCGCCTGTGGGCGAACAGCAATTAGAAGACCACGATCATTAGTGAAACCAGCAATATCAATGGCAGCTTGTTCTAGTGCAGCTTCTGATAGGTCAGAGGCAGTTGCAATTTGGTTAGACCAAGTACCACCAGCATAGTTGGGGTGTAAAGCATTGATAAGAGTTACACCATCGCCACCGACATAGCCAGCAGTGAAAGCACGGTTGTATACGTTAGCACCAACGATTTCCTTGGTCTGGCGCATTGAGAAAGCTAGGCCTTCTGCTTTGCGTTGACCAACTACGTCATACTGGTCATCTTCCATGATTTCACGGGTGATGATAAAGCCAAGTGCATACACAACGTGGTTGTAACGTGTGATGAATGCTTGTCGTTCTGAATCGTTAGCGAACGGAGCACCTTCAGCCTTGATTTGTGCAAGACCAAAAGAACTGATGCCAACATCCTCTTCAAATTGCTTTGAAGAGCTGAACTTATCGAAGAGGCCGGTGTATTCTACGTCATATTGATCGTAGGCTTTTCCGTACCAGGCATTGATACCAGGCCATAGGGCCTTGGCAAATGAGCCACTATTAATTACTGACATTTATGTCTCCTTTAATTAAGACGTACCGGCTGTGTTACCACCGGAGTTCGCAGTGTTCAACTGAACTTGAAGCTTCCAGTTGGCGGAGTCACTCATGTCTGAATCAGGACGCTGAACAACACCAATCACCTTTAGGGGGAGAGTAGCGGTTACAGCACCAGCACCACCTAGGGCAGTCATTGCTGATTGGCCAGTAGCAGTGTTAACAGCAGTGTAGTTCATACCCATGTTCATGCCGATAGCGGTAATTGCCGTAGCAGCACCTGCTTGAACTTCATAAACAACAGTAGGATCAACACACACAAGGGCATAGCGAGCAGTGTTAGCTGCACGGTATTGACCTGGAATAGCGAGGTTAGAATAATCGGGAACGAAACCAACAATGACGCCTATTGGTAGGCCGGCATCGGCAGTTGCGCGGGTAATAGATGCAACGCCGTTAGCGTCAGCAGTACCACCCCAGTTTACAATATCACCCATACCGCACACAGTGGCATCACCAGTTAGGAGTGCAAACGTTTCCGCTGCTCCATTCCAGGGAGAACCATTTAGGTGCTTCATTGGGCGTAGTCCAAAAGGACGACTTACGTTAGCCATTTATTAGGCTCCTTTTTAGGTTTAAGTCGTCGCAGAGAGTGTTAGAATTTAGTTGATCGCTCAATTTCAAAACGTCCACCAGCATTGACAACTTCTTGTTTCATAGTGTTTTCAAGCTGAGTTACTTTAGCGGCCTTGGCTGCTTGGTCTTCTTCATAGAAGTCCTTACGTTGACGCATTAGAAATGCCTTGTCACCCTTGCCTACAGATAGTTGGGCTTTAGTACCTTCCGGGGAAGCGTTGTTAATGCGCTTGTCACCGATAGAAACTTCAGAAGCGTCAACTAGTTCATAACCAGCTTCTTGAAATGCTTGGATACGATCTGCCGTATCATTCACAATTCGATATTCAAACCCTTCCTTCTTACCACGAACCGTAAGAACATTACGGCTAGCAATAGGAGTACGGGCTACACGTCCACTCGGACTTTTGGCAATTGATTCTTTCATCTTAAAGCTCCTTGACTCTCTTTAGTTCCACAAATTTATTCAGATATTTAATAGCTTGCATAATTAACTCCTCATTGTTTTCAACATAACCAACGATTAAATTGCATTTTCTACATAGAAGATTTCTAACTTCTCCAGTAGCATGGTCATGGTCTACACATAAAGAGTAGACTCGTGCTGAACTAGAAATTTTAAAATCTTCTGGATTACCACACAAATCACAAACACCTTGTTGGTCTTGTAGTTTCTGCTCGTAATCCTTTAATGAGATTCCATATGTTGTTTGCAGTTTATTTTCACGATAAGTATCCCAATGGAATAAATGTCTAGCTGCATTCTTACACTTGGCATTACAATATAATCGGCGTGTGTTTTTAGCAACCATCGGTTGTTCACACGTTTTACAAGTCAGTTGATACTCTTTAGAGCTCTTTGACACGCTTTAATTCTGCTTTATATTGGGCCTCGGTGATACCCCCCACTTTGAGGATGCGACGCATAATAGCAGTCTCTTCTTCACTCATTGCTAGTTCAGCCTTAGAGCTGCTACCACCACGAGTGCTGCCTTCTACTGGACTTGGACGTCCACTTGCCGGCGTTTTAAATTTGGTAGGAAATTCTTCACGGACACGTTCCGCAACCATCCTAAGAACTTGTGCAGGACTGTGCCCAGCTGCGTTAAGTTCTCTTCCATAAGCATCGGCAACAGCAGTCATAGCTGTGTTGCTTTGATACCAACTATTCTTGTTTCGCCATTCGACGAATTCAGGATTTAGTTGTGGTTCTTGAACAACTGGTCGAGCAGCTTCTGCTTGCAGGACACGCTTTTGTTCTTTAACCTGATCGGCTTCTGCTTCCAGTTCAAACACTTTTTCGGTGTCGCCGTCGATCATTGCTTGCTTACGTTCCGTCTGTAGTTGCTTCAGTGCGCGATCAAATGCACTAGCTTCTACTTTGGTGTGGTGTTCCTTAAAGGCCTCAAGAGCAGCACGTAGCTGCTTCATTTCCTTTGATTGATGTTCAATTCGTTTTAGTGGCTCATCTAGAGCTAAGAAAACTTCGGCGGAACGCCACTTTTCTGGATCACCGTTATATTCATCTTTAGGCTTCCAGCCCCGTTCCATTGCCGCTTGTTCGACGTGATTTACTTCTGGTTCGGGGGTTGTTCACCATCTTCTGTCTTGATTTCTTCAGTCATTATGCTTCCTTAACAACAGCTACTACATCTTCATCATTCAGGACAAATGCAAATTCACCTGTCTCTGGGTCTTCAACTTCCTTGCCTGCAAATTTAGCAAAGACAATTTCATCACCTACCTTGCACCAGGGTGTATACCCGTGGCTTTCGTTCTGCCAAGCAGTGGGACCAATTGCTAGGACAATTCCCTTGTCCACACTGAGGTCTTCTCGCTTCTTGTTGTCGTTGATAATAGTAAAATCTTTTAGAAATTCTTTGTGCTTACGAAACACATCATCAACATCTGCTTGTTTATATGGCTTAACTACTAGCCGATGGCCTGCTGGTTTTATCATTCAGTCTCCTCTTGGATGGTGATTTCTTCAAAATGTACTCGAAGGAAATCATTAACTGCGGTGATATACCCAACTCGGAATCTATCTTGTAAAGGGTCTTTCCCCGCATTCTCTTGTAGTTCTTCGGTAAGAACCTCTTTGATGCCTTGCAGCATCTGAAATACCGCTTGGGTTATTTCTTGGCTTTTCCACTGGCTGAGGGCTTCGCCCGCGCCGCTTGTACTTGTACTCGTGACATCTCCTTAGTGTGCTCTACTTTCTGCCTATGCTGCACTTCTGTGTGCTGCACTTTCTGCATGGCTGCCGCTCTTGCACCTTGTACGCGGGCCTGGTCCATATGGTAGGTTGCTTGTGCTTTTAGGGCACCCATAACAGCTTCATGACGTTCATCATTCTTCTGTTTCTGTGCTTCCATCATATGTTGGAATTGCTGGTCACGGGCATCTAGCTCTCGCTTAAATGCATCGTTCTGCATGTCTTGTGCTGCCTTTTGCTGATCTGCCTGACTCTTCATTTGAAGTTCAAGCATCTTAGGATCAGGGGGAGGTGGCGGTGGTTGACCAGTTTCTTGCACTTGTTGGGTAAACAACTGCTCGAAGTTTGGCTGCTCTTGTGCTTCTAGCACACGGGCAACAACCTTAACTGGATCAAGAATACCTGTAGGTAAGAGTTCTAGAAGACCCTGGGCCTTCATTAGCTTCTCAGTTTGAGTCGCTGTATTTGGGTCAGCACCAGGACAAACATCATAGTTATCGTTGTTAAAGTCATCTGGCATAATCTGCACATCAACCACATTAGCATACTGTTCAGGGTCAAGATAGACACCATTCAAGTCGAAAATCTTCTTGAACTCACTCTTTAGTGAGCGATACACACGCTTGTAAACTGCCGTGAACACCTTCATACCCTGCTCAATGGTAGCCATTGTAGTGGTAGCTGGTGTATTTTGTCCCGGCATTTTCCCAACGAAAATCTCTGCCACGGACGCAAGCTCTTTGCCAGAAGTAACCAGAGTTCCCATAAGTTCTAGGAGAACATTACTAGGTTCTTTAACAGGGAGAGGAACAATTTGTTTACGAAGATCATCTGCTGTAGTATTCACTGTCTTCCATTCACCAGGAAGCCAGCGATTTTCACCCATCTTAAGCTTTAGACCCTTGCCCAAAAAGCCCCCTTGTAGGGTGCTTAATGTACCGGCATCTAGAAGCTGGTTAATCAGTGTGTTAACAGCTTCATTAATTGGGGTGAGAAGTAGACCAAAACCGATGTCATAGAAACCACCATCGGGATTAGGAATAAAAGAAAACTTAGTGAAGTATTGGATTGGCTCGATTTTCTGTAACTTACCCGCATCATCTAGGTGCATTCCTTTTTCATCATAACGCGCCACTACACGTAGCACCTTTTTACTGAAACGCTCGAACACTACAATGTAAGGTTCAGCATATCCATCACCATCTAAGTCAAAGAAACAGTGTTGCTCAACGAGTACATAGGGAGTAGTGCTATCCTGTGGAACAGGTACATACTTATTAGGCTCGTTCGCCTGAATCTGTGGTTCCCCTAGATCGACGTCTAGGTAAATACCACTCATCTGCTTCTCTTTAAGAACTCGCTTGTTCATCTCAATTACTTGAGAGACTCGCTCTGCTCCATCTAAACTCTTTGCCCAGTAGTTGACTACTAGATTCTTAGGAAGAATGAGTTCAGAAACATTCTGCTTAGTTACTGGACTGTAATAGGTTTTCTTAAACAGGGTGCCGACAATGGGCAGCATGATTAAGAGCTTGTCCATATCCTCTTCCCAACCAGACATCTCGTTGAGAATTTGATAGGTCATGAAGGAACCAATGCGCTTGGCCTTCTCTAGCTTCTCCCCAGTGGGGTCCTTACCAATAACTTCTACTTTGACAATGTCACCAGTAGAGGGAACTAAGCTTGGATAACTCCGTGCATTAAATTGCATGGAGGCTGTTGAGAGTAGGGGATATTTAACGTTAGCAGCATTAACCCACGGCCATGTCTTGGTCTCACGTACTTGTAGAGCTAGGTTGGTCCACTCTTCTAGAGAGCGTTCCCAATGGTCACGGCTACGTAGATCGGTTTCAAAACCCTCAGAAACTTCTTGTGAGATTTCCTTGAGCTTATCTTCGTCCAGTTTTTCGGCAATGTTAGTTTGCTCTAAGAGAGCCCGAAGACTCTCACCAGGGCTAGGTTGTTCAGAATCTGAACTAGTACCCAGTATAGTTGCTTCTTCCTTGGCCGGAGAAGTTTCGTTCAAGTTCATCTTGGTATTGTTCCTCTTCATCTTCCTCCTTGGTAGGAGCTTCAATGAGTTGTTCTAGCATTAAACCAAGATAGGCAAAAGCATCTACCTGGTCATCGTGTACGTCCCGTGGAAACTTGGTACATTCATCCTCAAAGGTGGGATACCAGTCTGCATGTTTATCAAAGAAGACAGAACCTGCGCGTAAACGCGCCTGCATGGACCGTGCTCTAGCAATTTTATCCTTACCACCGTGCTTAAGCTGGTAGAGAGACAGATAAATTCCAGTTCTTATCATCTCTTCCCGTAGGAAGGGACCAATACTCTTGGAAATCTGCATTTCTTCAATACCAACAGCCACAGGATCATAGATTCTTTGCATTTGGATGAGGGTGTCTACAATTTCTCGTGCATCTAGACGTTCTCTTAGCACATTCCGCACCTGAATTCGTCTAGTTTCATCTACACCAGCAATTAGAAACACCGAATAGTCGGCTTTCTGGTGTTCTGCAATGGCAAGGTCAACCGTGATGTAGTAATTGAGCTTCATTTCACGCTGTTCCTTAGACAAATCTAAGAAATCGCCACGCTTAAAGAAGGCATTAGCCTCATCTAGAGGAACATTGAGGTATTCTTGTGAATAGACATCTGCCATCCCCTGATCTGTCAGCTCTTTTTTGAGGTCTTGTAGCTTCTTTTTAGAGAATCTACTGGGCCAAAGGAGGTGAGAGAAGTCTGGATTGTGTGCTCGGTATTTAACCGAATACCATCCATGTTTTTTTAGGGGACTCCACAGTTTTAGGGGGTCCTGGACAGTCCACTTGTCATAGGCGAGAGGCATAAGCTTCTCTAACAAGCTGTCCATATGCAAAATGGTTCCTACAATTCGGATGATACCAGTGGCACTTCGGCAGGGCATTAAAGCACTGTTGAACCACCGCTTCATCTTTTCACGACGCTCCTTGTTCATAACAAGTTCATCGTTTTCCATGTCGTCACAGAGAATAATGTCAGGACGGGTTCCATCCCAAATAAGGCCACGAAGCTTTTGTTCAGCTCCCTTTGCCATCACCCGGAACTTATGGCCATCAGCCATTTCCACAATGATGTCGCTTTCACTGTCTTTTACAAACTTAACAAGTCCCTTGTCATCTCTCTTTAAACCAAAGAGGTCAATGAGGGCTTCATTGTTTTGGAGGTGTTCTTTGAAGAACCCCAAGAACATCATTGCTTGGGCTTCAGTGTCTGAGACAAGAAGCATGAAACGACGTTCACGGAATAAAAGAGTGGCGAGGCCGTAGCTCACCGTTCCACCAGTTGTTTTTGCATGTCCCCGTGGAGCCGCAATGGCTACCTGAGGATGTTTGCTGCAAAACATTTCCCACATTTCTTTGTGGAAATCGGGGCTTTCTGTGGCCCCGTCAAACTTACTGGATAATACTGTTCTTACAAAGCCGGCAATTGTCGCGGCTGTTAACACTTATTTCTTTCGCTCTCGCTTACTGGTTTGGCTTTTAAGGCTTCCGTCAGAATTTCTAGAGAAGCTTCTGTTGGTAGATGCTGAAACAATTCTCTCATTTGACGCAGTTGACTTTCCGCCCTTGCTAAGGGGCTGAATGTGATCGATGTCCTTCCCATCCCCTTTGTGTGTTCTACCAGACGCATTGGCTTGCACTCGTGCGACACTCCGTTCACTACGATTTTCACGCTGGTCCGGGCGGGAATGATATAAGGTGTATTCACGTTCATAGTCCCTCTTCCCGTTCCGCATATATGGCATATTGATTTCCTTTAGATAGATTTTCTGTTGCAGGTAAATACTGAAGATTTTCTAGTACATGAAGTCCTGTGACAGTTTTCCCTCGAAGGGGAATAATATGATCTACATGGTAACCAATGGGCCGGTTTTTGTAGAACTCAGAGATAGCAACTTTATCTGCCCAAGGAGGCATAAATTCTTTAATATGTTTATGCCTAAGTAATGTACGTTCATAGTGCTTTTCATAAGCTTCATTAGTCCAATTACTATAGGCTCTTCGATTAAGGGCCCGCCAATATTCTGGATTATTTTGTTGATGCTTTTTAGTTCGAGCCTTCTCAATTGCCTTTTGGTCATCCGACATTTTTGCCCAACGTTCTTTAGTCGGCATCTTCGTTATCTCCTGTTGGAACTAACTCGGGCTCCTTAACATAAATAACATCCGTGACCACCACGTCTGCTTTTTTCTGTTGTTTGTTTGCGAATTC